CAGGAACCAATATCCAATCCACATCATTCGGTGGTGTAGGTGGTGCTGGAACCTATGATATCAATACTCCAGGTCAAGCATTCTCCTTTAGTGAGAGTTTCAACGCCGCTGATACACCTGTAACCACACAGACGGTTACTAATGGCGTTATCGGAACTCCAAATCTTTATGGAGATAGCGTAACTCAAACTGGTGGTGATAAGGGAACTCTTGCGGGTACTCTATCAGGAACTGGTGTTCCTACTGTAACTGCTGGTGGTGCTGGAACCACTGCTACAGGTCAAAGATCAATAGAGTTGAGTGTATTTAAATGAAGAAAATCCTAGCGGGTTTGCTCCTGCTAGGGTTTCATAATGCTGCCCTAGCGGAAAGTGTTGTGCCCAATTTTACAAGAGGCACAATCAATGCAACAACAGAATCTACTACAAAAATTGTAGAAGCAATACGCCAAGTTGAATATACAACTGGTGAATCTTATACTGTAACTGGAACGAACATCAACATTCCTAGCACACCTCAGCGTGGTGCTAGTTATTCGGTTATGACGCAAGGTGCTCCATTCCAGTTCAGCGAAACATACCTCGGTCCTGGAGTGGCTAAAGAAACATGGATAGATCGCACCACAGAAACTCAATCAACCACTACATCAATCTCTGTGTTTACCCAGTAATACTTATTTTATTGACTGCTTCTGGTAGAGCACAGCAAGCTCCAAGTAATACAAATATTGCAGGACCCTCAGCATCTGCGACTGGTAACGTAACAAACCAGGCAGTTCAGGTGCTTCAGGGTCCTTATGCTATGAATACTTATGGGGGTGGAGTTAGTTGTCAAGGAGCAACATTTTCATTTGCACCCTTTATAATTGGAAATGGAAATGCAAGTCAGGACCCAGAACAATTTAGTTCATACTCTGGAAATGCTGGAGTATCAATGGGATTCAATGTTCCTTTAGATGGTTCATTACAAGAACTGTGCAAATCAAGAGTCAGAGTTGAAATCTCAAGACAACAGGCAGAAGCAGACAAAGCACGATTGGACTTTGAACTTGTAAGATTATTAAAGTGTGGTGAAGCAAAGAAATCAGGAATTGATTTCTTCCCAACAAGTCCATACTACAAAATCTGTGCGGACATTAATGTAGTAGTTCCACAACAAACTATTACATATAAAGATGATATGGGTGATATGTATAAAGAAATGTCCAGGAAATCTAATGGAACCAATAAACCAAATTGATACAAATTTAATAAGGATAATCGGAAATAATCCGATTAACGTTCCAAATTCAAACATCAATAGGATTAATGGACCGTCTGTAATTCCAACTGTAGATAGACCTATTCTTCAGCAAATAAATGCTCCGGTTGTTCGTGGTCTTGAAGTTCCAATTATAGATGCACCAAATACAACTATACAGTATCCAGTTGTAAAAGTTCCAACTCAAGCAGAATTTGATGCTGCAGTAAAAGCCGATAAGGAAAAACAAGCAGCAGAACAACAAGATAAAGCTAGAGGATTGCCAGATACCAAACCACCATCAACCCCTCAGGTTTTTCAACCTCCAATACCAGCAATCCCACAAGTTGAAACTCCAAAGCCAATTGCAGAAGTTCCTGCAGATTTACCCAAACCTACCTTTACTGTCGGTGGAATCGATATTAATTTACCTGATCCTTCTCTTGTTGCTACGGCTGGTGCTGTCGCAGTAGTTACCACTGCTGCTACGATGGCATCAACAGCGGCTTTAAATATAGTTAAGAATGCTGCTGAACCTCTAATAAGAGAAGCAGCAAAGAATAAGTTTAAAATCAAAATTAAACAAGTCAAACCTGTCTTACATTATGTAATGGCAGATAGTGGACACATTGATATATTTGAATACTCTGCAGAAGGCACACGCTTGGTCGCACAAACAGATAATGTAGAGCAATATATCCGCGACCAAGTAGAAACCAACTCTCTATATGAGATTGAAAACAAAGTAATTATAGATGATGTAATGAAGGATAAATTTACAAAAGAAGGGCAAGAGAGATTTAAAGGTCTCTATGCCCCACCAAAAAAGATTGCTAAGAAATTATCAGCCCGCCTTTCTTTTTGATTCTAGTAAAGCAAAATCTTTCTTCTTTGTTCCACCATCATATTCCCAAGCATATCCCTCTTCAATCATCATTTCGTTGATTGATTTTCTCTTATTAACTGCGGATACTTCTTTATCACCAACAAACAAATGTCCCAGAATTCTACCATACTTTTCGGTAGAATCTGGGAGTGCTGTTTTAACAACAATATCAGTCTGACCCTCTAATTTTTTCTTAAGCCATTCTTTAACTTCAAGACCAAGTGCTTTTTCTTTCGCATCAGTTGTTCTGCTCTCTGGGGTATCGACACCAGCAAGACGAATTCGCTTAGTAAGGGAAATATCAAAACCCAAATCAACAGCAGCATCAATAGTGTCACCATCTACAACTCTTAAAACTTGCTTGATTCTGTAAATATAAGGATCCTTATCCATTAGAAAGGTAACTTAAACTCTTTGGTATTTAGTTTGGGAATTGGTAGTTTCTCAAATGCTTTATTAACTTGATTCTCTACAACCTTTCCAACAAACTCTTCAGGGTTGTTAAGGATTGCTTCTGCTTTTTTATAAGTCACATAAGCACCATAGCAAAGTGCTCCACTAATTGCCAGACTCGTCGCTGACAGAATGATTGCTATGTTCTTCATCTTTCATCTCCTCATTAGCTAACCTTAGTATGTAGTAAATGATATATGCAGTAAAGGAAAGTCCACAAGATAATAATATTACTACTCCCCAAGGGAACTTATCCATCAATACTTACCTTCAGTGCAATATTGTACTTTCTTATTTGGGTAATAAGGATACAACCCATCTCTTGGTTTCATAAATCCACATCCAATTAACCATTCCTTTGTGAGTGGAGTTGGTGTTACCTGTTCCCACAATGGACCTTGTGCTACCATCTCTAGGAATCTAGCAGTTTGATTGAGTTGTTCTTCTGCCCAATTAGCATCTGCTTCCCAGGGAACAGCACGACTTTGCATCATTGATTCATAAGTCAATTTAGTCATCTTCATTAACCACACAGGAATTTCAGAATCTTGATGCACTTGTGCCATAAATGAAGTTTGTAGTCCACCACCCATAGCATCTTGAACAACGTGCCAACCTTCGTGGCGAAGTGTTCCCAAAAATTCTCTTTCGTCTTTTACAAGATTTTCGTTTATAAAAAACCGATTATAATTTGGTTTGTATAATCCCACTGTTCTTGGAGTAAAATATCTCTCTGGTGCAACATAAACAGGAATTTCAAGTTTATCTAGAGCATTTATGATTCTTACAATTTCCTCTCTGAATGGATCAAAATCAGGGTCTTTTAAAAATTCAGAATTTACTGAAAGTTTTTCTATACCCTCAGTACATTCTAAAAGAATCATACAACCCATTGCCTCAACACTATAGGGTCTTACTGTTGGTTGTTTTGGTTCTACTGAATTAGCAAATGTAGGTAATGCTAATGTTAATGATAGTCCAAGTGTAGTTAGAAATTTTTTCATTCATTCCACCATCCTTCTTGTTTATGAATCCAGACTTTCAAATCCTTTACATATTTTCTCAATATCTGGGCTTGTTGTTCATGCCAAAAATCACCCGTCTCCATATAGAGGCGGGTGTGATTATCTATTGCTTGAAGTATTTTGTGGATTGGAGCATTCCAACACTCTCTTTTAGGAGTGTTCCATTCTCGTGGCATGGGTAAGTGAATGTATAGATTTCATTTTTGTGTAGATAATCAGTTTGACACATATTAGGTCCAATTACTACATGACCTGCAACGGTCAAAATTAAAAATTCAATCACTTTTTCTTACCACCGTTCTTAGCCTTTTTAGCAGTAGCATTGCCCTGGTTCTGCTTTTTATTATTAGCAGATCCCTTCTTGCCCTTATTAGCAGATTTAGACATTATGCTCCTCCAGTACGAGGCTGGACTTGACCTTCTAATACTTCAACTCTTTCTTCAAGAGATGGTGCTGCTGCTTCGGGCGCAGGTGGTTCAGGTGGAGCTTCAACTACCACTTCTTCTCTTTTTGGTTCATCTTTCTTTTCATCATCTTCTCCACCTTTCTTCATAGTATTGATACCAAATGTCGCAGCAGATGCTGTGAAGACAGTAGCAATAAAGGTTGGGTCCATCTTAGCAAGAAGACCAGCATATGAAGCTGTCAGGAGAGCAGCAGACCAACTCAGAATAGCAACACGAATAACAGTACTCATACACTTTTCTCTTTTGTTTTGTTCCATCAGTCTGTTTGATGAAGTCTGTTATATTTAGGATTTTAGAACCTAAACTTAACTTTACCAGCAATAGAATTGTTAGTTACATTATCATTTACACCGTGGGATGCCTCAATAATTAACATCTCTTTATAATCTATTGATGCACTGACACCATAAGAGTTATCAGTAGCATAAGCACCATCAACACTGACACCAAAAACATCACTCTTCTTACCTCCAAATCTGGTTTCAAGTTTGAGCCCTGCTTCACCGACGTGAGTTGTTTGATTGAATGCCTCAACAGTTCTGGAAGACTGAATCGAACCAGTTTCTACATAAG